ACTTACATCTCTGTAAAAACAAACTAACAGGAGATCCTGACTCAGATCCTAACGAACGACATGGCAGAAACTCTGTTAGAATTTTACCAGAGGTAGCACGGTATGGAGATATTGAATGAGTTTATTTACTAGAAAAGGATATATTACAATTGGAAAAGCAATCAGAAATGCACAAGGACTTTCAGCAGCAGGTCGTACAGCAATTGTACGAGAACTCTGTAAAGTTTTTAGAGACGACAACATCGCTTTTAGAGAAGACATCTTCAGAGCTTTGGCGAATGCAGAAATTGATGATGACCCGATGCCTATCAGGAATCCAACTGGGAAAAACGGACGATGAAATTCGACATTCCAATTAATTTCACAATTGAAGCCCCAACAGAAGCTCATGCTGAGGCAATGATTACTCAACTACTTAAGAAAGGCATTAGGCGTCATGGCCTAGATAATATTATTCATTATGACTTCTTTGAATTTCTATCAGCAGGTTCTTGCAAAGCTAATGCAGAATCCTGTTGTTCTGGATGTGGAGACAACCACTGCTAACAAAGGCAATGTACATCACCTACACAATCGTCTTGTAACGCTTCAAATTAAAGCAGGTAATACCAAACCATCAGTACACTTCAAAGACAGCTTTCTAGACGCCAAGAAACAAGTCCTAGAGGCATCTTGTGTTATAGTATTCAATGGTAAATTTGACTTAGCATGGTTTAAGCGTGAATTTGGTACTGTTCCCACATGTATTTGGGATTGTCAGTTAGCTGAGTTTATGTTTAGTAATCAGACTAAGATCTTCCCTAGTCTTGAAGCAACAACACAGGATTATGGTATGGATGGCAAACTTGACATTGTTAAAACAGAATACTGGGAAAAAGGAATTGATACCGACGAGATCCCTGCGGAAATTCTTGCTGAATACGGTGCTCAAGATGTGGAAATTACATGGAAAGTATTTCTTAAACAAGTTGAACGCTTTAAAGAAGAACAGTTAAGTAAGTTCCGACTCTTTCGTTTACACTGTAATGATCAGTTAGTCCTACTTGAAATGGAACACAATGGAATTATGTACGATTGCACAGCATCTCTGTCAAAAGCAGATCATGTTGACGCACAAATTAACAACATCATCTATAAACTTAATCAATTTGCAGATGGGATTCCTATCAACTGGTCTAGTCGTGATCACCTTTCTGTCTTCTTATATGGTGGAACAATTAAAACTGAAACTCGAGTACCTATTGGAGTCTACAAGACAGGAGCTAAAGCAGGCCAACCAAGATATAAAATTATTGAAACAGCTTATGATGTAGCACGAAAGATAGAACCAGTCAAGGGATCTGAGTTAGCAAAGGAAGGTTACTATTCAACCGATGAACCTACACTGATGAGTGTCAAGGCAAACAAAACAATGAAAACAGTAATCGACTGGCTACTAGAAAAGACAGGATTAGAAAAGTTAAATGGAACTTATCTAAGAAAACTGCCTAAATTAATTGAAACAAATTGTTGGGAACCTAACATGATCTTTAGTACACTCAATCAATGTCGAGCAATTACAGGTAGACTATCTAGTGATAAACCAAATCAGCAAAACTTCCCAAAAGAAGCTAAACAATATTGTGTAAGTAGATATGATTGTTAACGTAGATGCTAAGTCACTTGAATGGGCGACTTATTTATTTTTAAGTCAAGACCCGGTTGGTATTGAAGAATGGCATGGTGTAGTAAATGATCCATCAAAACATGATATACACAAAGCAAATCAAGTTGCATTTAATCTACCCAGTAGACTAATTGCGAAGGTTTTTTTATTCCGTTGGATTTATAGAGGATCAGCCTATGCCTATAGTAAAGATCCAGACTTCACTCCTGTTAGTAAGTCAGTAGATTTCTGGCAGAATGTTATTGATCAATACTACACAAAGTATAAAAAGTTACATGCAACACACTTAAATTATATTAAACAAGCAACAACAACTGGTATTATTACTAGCCCATTTGGTAGAGAATATACATTCGCTCCAAAAAGAAATAAACGAGGAGATCTAGTATGGTCTGAAAACGATATTACTAACTGGCCCAACCAAGGTTGTGGTGCAGATGTTATGGCAGTAGCACGAGTAGCGGCTTTTCAACGAGCTAAACGTCAGGGTTTACGTGGTTTATTTATATCCACTGTACATGATTCAATTGTAGCTGATGTTGAAGAAGTTGAACAGGAAGCTTGGATTAAACTATTTGATGAGGTCTTTAGAGATCTACCAAAACTTGTAACACAAGCATTGGGTGTTGAATGGAATATTCCTATGTTGGGTGAGGTATCTGTCGGCCCCAATATGTTAGATTTGACAGAAGTGAAGTTGTAAGATACAATAGAAGTATCCATAGGAGAAATAAATGGCAAATCAAATGCAAATCAAAGTAGCAAATGTAGAAGTCGGTTCTGGTACTACAAAGGCTGGTAAGCCTTATGAATTTTTAGATCTTATGTATAAGAATCTATCTTTTGATAATAAGGCGGAATCAAAAAAGATTATGCCCTTTGGTGCTAAGGAAGTCTTTGCAACCCTAAAGAATGCACAACCGGGCGATGTCTTTACTGTACTACGTGAAAAAGATGATGCAGGTTATTGGCAATGGGTAGGAATCTCAGAAGGTGATGCACCTATTCAACAAGAGACTACTAATAAAGGACAGGCAGCCGCTCCAGCAAAGACTACTGCCCAACCAGCAAAATCTACCTTTGAAACACCAGAAGAACGTGCAAAGAAACAAGTCTATATTATCCGTCAGTCTAGCTTGGCTACTGCTGTGGATCTACTCAAGACTGACAAGAAAGTCCCGGCTGTGGACGAAGTAATTCAAGTAGCTAAGTTGTTTGAAGATTATGTATTTGGTCGTAATCTAGATGCTGATCCAGTACAAGGTAATAAACTACCAGAACTACCAGAAGATGACGATATTCCTTATTAATTAATTTTAAGGGTGGTAGTTTAATCAACTACCATCCAGTATTAGGAGAGTATATGTTAAAAATGTTTGACTTTATTTGCCATGATTGTGGTAAAGAATTTGAAAAGATGGTAAAAACTATTGCAGATATTGAATGTCCTTTCTGTGGATCTACACACACACAACGACAACTATCCGCAAATAGTATTAAAGTAAATGGCGATGGTGCCTATACAAATAAAATGAAAGTTTAATATGAACCTTTTGGTAGATGCTGATCTTGTTGCCTATCGCTGTGCTGCTACTGTAACAGAAGATATGGATATGGACATTGCTTTTTATCGTATGGATGTTCTTGTACAGCAAATTATTGAGGCAACAGAGGGAGCATCATATTCATTATACTTAACTGGAAAAGACAACTTCCGCAAAAAGATCAATACTGATTATAAGGCAAATAGAAAAGATACAGTACCTCCTGTGTATCTACAAGAGTGTCGTGAGTATCTAGTGGAAAACCACAAAGCTATAATCAGTAATGGTTGTGAGGCGGATGATCTTCTAGGTCTTAACCAAACACAAGACTCTGTTATCTGTTCCTTAGATAAAGATCTACTTATGATTCCTGGAAAACATTTTAATTGGACTAGGTTAGAATTCACACATGTAAAACCATTAGATGGAATTCGTACTTTTTACAAGCAAATGTTGATTGGAGATAGGTCTGATAATATCTTTGGTGTTAACAAGATTGGTCCTGTGAAAGCTGAAAAACTTATTGAACATCTGGATGATGAACAGGAAATGTTTGATACTGTATATAGCTTGTATAATGATCCTAAACGATTTGTTATGAACGCTAATTGTCTCTGGATTTGGAGGAATAAAAACGAATTATGGCAAGACAGGGTACAAGACTTGATTTTACCAGACGATTGTCTACAAGAAGTGACCACGACATCCGACTTTATGAAGTCTTTGAAGGTCGATACATAAATGGTGCTTACTATGATTCTGACACAGACATCTGGTGGCCTAGACAATGGAACTGGGATGGATCAGATGCACTTGGTGAATACACACTAGGATTATATAATGTCAGAGAAAAAGCGTAGAAGTAAACTAGAACTAAAGTTTGAAGAAATTCTAAAAGATAATCAAGCTGAATATGAGTATGAAGTAACTGTTATCCCATATAAGATTCCAGAAAGTAATCATAAGTATACAGTTGACTGGACATTACTTAATGGAATTCTTATTGAGACCAAGGGTTATCTAAGCGATCATAGAGAAAGGTACAAGTACGTACTGCTCAAAGAACAACATCCAAATTTAGATTTACGATTTGTCTTTGACAACATTAATAAACTCTGTGGTGGTACAAAGATGACTCATGGAGCATGGGCCCAGAAGTATGGCTTTAAATTCTGTTCTGTTAAAGATACAGAGCAGATCAGAGCATGGATTAAGGAATCTAATGAGTAAGCACCTAATCATTCCAGACTGTCAAATTAAAGATGGAGATAACACAGAGTTTCTATCTTGGATCGGACAATATATTCTAGATCAAAAGCCCGATGTTATTATTAACCTTGGGGATTTTGCGGACATGGAGAGTCTTAGTAGTTATGATGTCGGTAAGAAGTCGTTTGAAGGAAAAAGATATATTAAAGACATTGAAGCGGCCCACAAAGCGATGGACGTGTTGCTACAACCTCTACGTGAGTTCAATGTTAAGGCAAAAAAGAACAAAGAAAAACAGTACAAGCCACGAAAAGTTCTTACACTTGGTAATCACGAAGAGCGGATTGCGCGTGCTGTAAATAATGATCCTAAACTAGAAGGACTTATTAAATATGAAGACCTACCTTATGAGGATTGGGAAGTACATCCCTTTCTTAAGCCTGTGTTTATTGATGGGATTGCCTATAGTCATTATTTCCCCACAGGTGTTATGGGCAGAGCAGCTACTTCTGCTATTGCTATGGTCAGTAAGCTTCACATGTCATGTATTGCTGGACACCAACAGGGTAAACAAGTGGCCTATGGTAAGCGACCTGATGGGTCTACTATCACTTGCATTATCGCTGGTTCTTGTTACGAGCATGATGAACATTATCTAGATGCACAAACTAATAAACATTGGCGTGGTGTCATCGTTCTACATGAGGTAGAAGATGGGTGTTTTGATGAAATGTTTGTCTCACTAACATACTTGAAGAAAAAATATGGAACAGAATAAGATTATTGATAAGAATGTTTTAGATGTTGTAGCACAGTATGCCTATCGTGCTCAAAAAGGATTTGATAAATATGGAACCACTACAGAACGTAAAGACATTGATCTTGTCGGTTGGCTCCAGCATCTTCAAGAAGAGCTTATGGATGCTACTATTTATATTCAGCGTATCAAGTACGAACTTAACAACCAATCAAATTCTGGAGCCGAAATGCAAGAAGAGTCACAGCAGACACAACAAAGTACCAACAACAATATGCAACTATCAGAATATCTCGAGCTTACACACAAGACAGCAATCTACCCAGAAGCAGGAACAGGAAGCAATCTTGAACTATACTACCTCTCTCTTGGTCTTGTATCCGAAGCAGGCGAAGTTGCGGGTAAAGTAAAGAAACTTATTCGTGATGGTAAATTAGATATTGGTAATCTAGCTTATGAACTTGGCGATTGCTTCTGGTATCTTGTACGACTCTGTGACGCAATTGGTTATAGCCCAGAAGACATTACGACAATCAACATCAACAAGCTTCTTAAGAGGAAAGAAAATGGAACTATCTCAGGCTCCGGCGATAACCGTTAAAAAGCCGATTGTTATTACACACGAAAACTCATTACTATACACATCATTAAAACAATGTATGGCAAACAATGAAGAGCTTAGACAGGCTCTTCTTGATGCTGCTCAGACTATAAGCGCTCTAACAGAAAAACTACGGGAACAAAATGAAAGTAACTTTACTACGACCTGAGACTCTTGATAATGCCCTTGAATTTATCGGCCATTGTGCTGGCATTTGTTACAATTCTAGTCTTGAACCTAACGCTTGTGTTAAGCGTGCTGTTAGTTGTAAAGACAAAGGTCATCTGGCGACGCTGCGTTTTGCCCATGCTACTTTTCATATTACTGGAATTAGTCGTGCTTGTTCCCATCAGTTCGTGCGTTCTAAGCATCTAGATTTTCTACAACGATCACAGAGGTATTGTAAAGAAGATGAAGCTTCCTTTGTTTATCCGGGTACAACTAGCGATACTCTTATTTCTAGTGCATATCAAAGTGCGATGGCTCGCTACAAAGAATTACTTGAGGCTGGTGTTAAAAAAGAAGACGCCAGATTTGTGTTGCCAGAAGGAACTGAAACAGAATTAATTGTCACAGGGAATTTACAAGCTTGGCTTGATTTCATTAAACTTCGTGCTGATAAACATGCTCAATGGGAAATTCGTAATGTAGCAAAAGAAATTAATAACCAACTAGCTAGTAAGCTAGATCCTCTATTTACATGGATGCCATAATGTTTGATCCTATTACTATGTTAGCGGCTTTCGGGCCGCTTGTTGTTAAACTTGGTGAGTCTGTTATTAGTAAGTATGTAGCACCAGATAACTTCAAGCCTACCAGTGTTGATGATTGGGTTAAAATGAAAGAACTCGACATTAAACAATTTGAAGTTCTTAATAATGCTGGTGGTACTAACGCAAGTTATCCTTGGGTAGAAGCTTGTATCAGATTGATGAGACCTGCTATTGCCCTTGGTGTTATTGGTACATGGGCTGTATGTAAACTAAGCGCAGAGTCTTGTGGTCCTGAGGTAGATAACTTCGCCGCTGCCATTGGTTTCTATCTCTTTGGGGATCGCTCTCTCTTTTATTCTGCTAAGAAATGACATTTACATTTAATGACCTTCTAGACCGTTTAAAACAAGAAGATGATGTATCTATCCTAGAGATCCTCAATCTCTCAACAGAGCAGCTTGTAGATACCTTAGAACCTATGATTTGGGCAGTACAGGATCGTGTACGGAGTTACTATGGTGAAGATGACGAGACCTTGGACGGGCAAGAAGAGTAATTTACCTTCTCCTGTTAAAAAAGAACAACATCTAAATAGAAAAACAAAAGAAGAGCTAGAACATCGTTGGGAAAATGATGACTGGCAAAAACAATTACAGGAATATTTAAATGCAACAACAACGATTTAAGAACACATTTGCTGCCAATATCTTCAAAAACAAATATGCACAAGGCCCAACAGATACCTGGGATGCATTAGCTGATCGCCTAGTAGAGGATGTTTGTGGCACACGATGGGGCAAAGATAGGGCTTTAATGAGCCAAAAAGATCGAGAGCAGCTTGTAGAGTATATGAAGGATCAGAAATTCATCGCTGGTGGTCGTTACCTCTGGTATAGTGGACGTAAGAATAGTTACTTTAATAATTGCTTTCTGTTACGAGCAGAACATGATACGAGGGAAGAATGGGCAGATCTAACACAACGCTCAGTAAGTTGTCTGATGACTGGCGGTGGTATTGGTATCGACTACTCCATGCTCCGACCAGAAGGGAAACCATTGAGTCGTACAGGTGGCTTGTCGAGTGGGCCTATTCCTTTGATGCAGATGATCAACGAAGTTGGCCGTGGGGTGATGCAGGGAGGCTCAAGACGATCCGCGATTTACGCCTCACTGAACTGGCTACACGAAGACATTCCAGCATTCTTAAAAGCTAAGAACTGGTCACAAGAAGTTAAGGATCTAAAAAATAAAGACTTCAATTTCCCAGCGCCTCTTGATATGACTAATATCTCTGTTAACTATGATGACAAGTGGTTATACAATGCAGATCGCGCTTCACTAAATACCTTTGTTGAAAATTGTCGTCAAGCTATGATGACTGGTGAGCCCGGCTTTAGCTTTAACTTTGGTGATAAACAAAATGAAACTCTTCGTAATGCTTGTACAGAAGTTACATCTGAAGATGATAGTGACGTATGTA